CCAGCTTACCTTAGCTCTGAAGGTAAAGTCACATTCGTACGACATGAAAAAGCTCTTGGCTCTAATGGCTTTATCCATATTCGCTGCGGGATGTGTAATGGTTGTAAAGCAGACCATGCCCGCGACTGGGCCATCCGCTGCTACCACGAATCACAAATGCACCATGTCTCGTGCTTCGTTACTCTCACGTACGACGAAACCCACCTCCCCGCCTGCGGCTCACTCGACAAACGCGACCTTCAACTGTTTTGGAAAAACCTTAGAGCAAAACTAGGGGTCCCGATACGGTACTTCGCTGCTGGCGAATACGGCACAAAAAAAGGCCGACCCCACTATCACGCAATAATCTTCGGATGGATGCCTTCGAAACGCTACCCCGTTGACATCTCCGAAAAAGGTCACATTCAATATACCCACCCGATCCTTCAGGACGCGTGGCAAAAACGCGGTCGAATAGTCTTTACTGACTTCGACCCCTCATGCGCCCGTTACGTGGCGCACTACACGGCAGACAAACTAAAGTCTTATGCTGCCGATTCAATCGACCCAGAAACAGGACTACGACCCTATGAAAAACTCGACATACAAACCGGCGAAATATGGCAATTATGCCCGGAGTTCCAAGTTTCATCCCTCAAGCCAGCGATCGGCTTACGTTGGCTTGAATCTAACTACCGCGAGGTCTTTCCAACTGACACAGTGGTCATGGATGGCAAAGAGTATCCGCCACCTCGGTTCTACTATAAATGGCTCAAGGACAATCAACCGGACCTCTGGGCCGAAGTTAAAGCCAAACGCCTTAAAGCGAACGCTGATCTACCTTACGAAAAAGGCATTCGCCTTCACCAAAAAGCAAACGCAGTAAACGCAAGACTCACGAAATACAAACGACCAACCCATGAAAAGGAACAAAAATGATTCACAATGTGTTCACAATCTACGACCAAAAAGCCGAAGCGTATCTTCCTCCGTTCATCCTGCCTAAAACGTCTATGGCAAAGCGCACCTTCGCAGACTGCGTAAATTCAAAAGATCACCAGTTCGGTGCGCATCCGGAGGATTACACGCTATTCACCATCGGCACGTTCGACGATGAAACGGCTCAGTACAACCTCTTATTGACTCCCGAATCCCTTGGACTCGGAATTGAGTACGTGGTAAAAGAACCCGATACACAGCAACTTGACATGATCGGGGACAGCAATGGCGCGCAAATACGGAAAATCGACGGGTAATTATTCATTCGCACAGGTTCCTAAAGCGACCATTCCACGGTCATCCTTTGACCGTTCTTCTAGCCTCAAGACCGCCTTCGACGGCGGTCTACTCGTTCCGATCTTCGTTGACGAGTGTTTACCCGGCGATACATTCAACCTGCGGGCCTCCCTTTTCGGGAGGCTTGCAACTCCAATTAAACCTCTCCTTGACAACCTGTACCTCGAAACTTTTTGGTTCTTTACGCCCTCGAGGCTTGTCTGGGAAAACTGGGAAAAGTTCAACGGCGCACAAGACGATCCCGCCGACTCCACGGACTTTGAGGTTCCCTCTATCGCGCTTACTGCGGGCGCGAATGAGCAGGACTGCTACGACTACATGGGTATCCCGACTAAGGTCGAAGGTCTCGAAATTAACTCACTTCCCTTTCGTGCTTACCGGCTCATATATAACGAATGGTTCCGGGATCAAAACTTAATACCAAAGGCCGCTATCGATTACGATGACGGGCCGGACCTTGAAACACGCTACGGCGGAATCTTTCGCCGAGCAAAAAAACACGACTACTTTACAGGCGCTCTGCCGTGGCCCCAAAAAGGCGACCCGGTTACGGTCCCGCTCGGTGCTACTGCTCCGGTAATCTCAGACCCGGCGGGTGATGGTCAACCGACGTTTGTTGTCGGCACCGCATCCGGTCCTCTGTATTCTGAGCTCGGTCAAGATACGGTGCATTGGGCGTCAAGCGGCTCTGGAACAACTCCGGCCGCGTGGAACGATCCCAATCTTGTCGCTGATCTTTCCGAGGCCACTGGCTTTACCATTAATCAACTCCGACAGTCGTTTCAAATTCAACGCTTACTCGAGCGCGATGCGCGAGGCGGCACGCGTTACGTGGAAGTGCTTAAAAGTCACTTCGGGGTTACTAGTCCCGACGCACGTTTGCAGCGTCCTGAATTCCTAGCGGGATCTTCTCAAATGATCTCTATCGCTCCGGTTCCTCAGCAATCGCCTTCAGATATCGCCCCGGAGCTAACCCCGCAGGGCAACCTCGCCGGTATGGGAGTTGTCCAGGCTAAAGCGGGGTTCACTAAATCGTTCGTGGAACACGGCTACGTTATCGGCCTCGCCAATGTGCGGGCTGATCTCACATACCAGCAGGGACTAAACAGGATGTGGTCCCGCAAGACACGTTTCGACTTCTTCTGGCCGGCACTCTCCCACCTCGGCGAAATGCCCATCTACAACCGCGAAATCTACGCGCAAGGGTCTGCAGCTGACCAAGAGGTTTTCGGCTATCAGGAATCTTGGGCCGAATACCGTTATAAACCTTCGCAAATAACTTCAATCATGCGGAGCAATGCTACGGCTCCGCTCGATGTCTGGCACTTAGCTCAGGACTTCGCAAATCTTCCAACCCTGAATCAGACGTTTATTCAGGACACACCACCAATTGACCGCGTAATCGCGGTACAAGACGAACCTCACATCCTTCTTGACGCTTACTTTAAACTCAGATGCGCCCGACCAATGCCGCTCTACGGCGTCCCGGGTCTCATTGATCACTTCTAGCAACGGCGAACCGATGTCGAAGGTTCTGGCAAGGCCAGTTCTTCGACGTCGGAGCGGCGTAACACTAAGGAAAACAAAATGACACCAGCAATGGGCGCAGTAATAGGAGGCGGCTTAGGCGCACTCGGTAACGTCATCGGTGGATGGTTCGGCTCTAAAGGACAAGCGTCAGCAAACGCGGCTAATCTTCAGATTGCCCGCGAACAGATGGCCTTTCAGGAACGTATGTCCGGAACGGCCTATCAACGCGCAGCAAAGGACCTCAAGGCCGCGGGTTTAAACCGTGTCCTCGCTCTGGGTAACTCTGCGAGCACACCACCCGGCGCTAGCGCCACAATGCAAAACGAAGGCGCGGCCAAACAAGCCGCAGCTGTCCAGATCGGCAACATCGCATCCGCAACAGCACTGAACTACGCAACAGCGCACCTCAAAACAAAACAAGCCGAGGCGCTCGGCATTCCCGCGTCCATCGGCGAAGGCGGCGGCGGGCTAATCGACGAAGTAAAGACCGGCGCAAAAACTATGATCCCTTGGATGATCAAGGGAATCGGCCATCTCAAAGATCAGGGAATGAAATTCCTCGATAAACTTAAAACTCAAACCACCTCATCGGCAAAACAGCCGAAAATCTCAGCAATGGAAATGCTTGAAATGAATTACGCCGAACAGAACATGGTTCGGCCAAAGGATCGCGCACGCGTAACGGTCGATATGGTTCGCAAGAATCTCGACCTCGACACAAAAAACATGACCGATGAGCAAATCGCTCAATACGTCATCGACAACCCGGAACGGGTACAAAGGATGCTCAAAAGATGGCGGCAGCAAAATCTAAACTAGGTAAACGACCACACGCTATTAGCTTCGATGATCCGTCGCTCACTAAGCAATCGTTCCGCGATGAATGCGACGTTAATGTCATCGTGAAACGGTACACCGAAACCGGAATGATTAATCACATTCCGCGAACTACTCCACAATATGGCGATGCCCCGGAAGGGGACTTCCTTGAAGCCGCGATAGTAAACGCCGAGATCGCCTCACAAATCGAGTCGGGAGAACTCGATATGGACGACCTCACGGAGTCCGAACCGGAAGCGGAGCTCCCGCTCGAACCGGATACAAACGAGCCGGAAAACGGCTCTCAGGAGGCCTCAGCCGACGCGTCAAGCACGCCGAACGAAAGTGCTTGACGCAGCAGATTCCCTCTTGTATATAATCTGCTAGGTGACAAAGGGGCGACAAACCCACAGTCACCGCACAATAAAACAACAGGAGCGCAGCGACCCATGCACACCAGAGTATGCAAAGTATGTAAAAAAACGGTCCCAATGGTAAATTTCTGGACCGACGATGCCTGCAAATACTGTTGGCAAAAACAAGGCAAATCAATCTATAGGTATGACTATGCGCCGCACAAAAATGAAAAAACGCAAATCCCGGAAACTCTTCTCTCGGACAGCCCGGAAAGTACATAAACGCAATATGCCAGGGCGAATCATGCGCGGCGGCATCCGACTCTAAAAAAAAGG